GGCGCAAGAGCAAGAGAAAGCCACGCAGGCCCTTGTGGCCCGTCGAGGCACGGATGACTACGCCCGTGAGATTGAGCAGAAGTACAAAGACATGGCTGCTAAGCAGCTTGAGTACGAGACCATATCCAAAGGCAAGGTAGCAGATGACGACCTGCTGGGCCAGCAAGCCAAGAAGGACGCACGCCGCGCACGCAGAGATTTGTTGGAGTCCGATGAGTTCAAGAGCACGCTGGCCGAGTACAGCCAGCTCAAGACATCAGGCATCTACGACAAGCTAGCTGAGAAAGACCGCATAGCAGGCATGACGCCCGAAGAGTATGCGCTGGCGAAAACGCAAGAAGTTACACTCAATAAGACCAAGGCCGTTGAGCCTGACTTGGGCGGGTACTACGAGCAACAGATTTTGGCTCCCGGGGCGTTGGACTTAAAACAAGCAACAGACTACGCCAAACAACAATTTGCGTTGCTAGACGACCGTTTTCATGGTTTGCCTTCTGCCGAGCAAACAATTGAGTATCTTGCACAAAACCCCCGACTTGCTACGCAGCTTGTGGAAAACAAAGTTCGTCTGCCCGGCATGTCTGCTAAAGATAGCAAAGACACGCTCAACGATTTAAAGCAACTTCTGGGGGAGCGCCAAGCACAAGCTACAGCGCAAGGCCGTGCAGGCACAGAGTTGAACAAAGCCCGTGTAAACACTGTTGAAGAGGAAGAAGCCGCAGCGCTGCAAGACCAGCGTCAGATGCGCCAAGCTTATGAGATGCAGCAAGAAGGCCGTAACGCTACAGATATTGAACGCATCCAAGGCCAAAAACCTACGTTTGCCCAAGGCGAATTGTTTGGCGGTGAGCAGCAGCGCGTCAACATGCCCCAGACTGGCACTCGCGTCGACATTGATGCCCAGATTGCAGACCTTGAGAAACAACTCGATGTAGCCAAGAGCTACGGCGCACCTGATGCCATCTCCCGCCGTTCAAACCGTGAACGGCAGTCCACACTGATGGAGCAGATCAGAGACCTGAAAGATCGCCAAGCCAAGATGGCGGCGGGTACGCCGATGGGAGAAGCGTCCACCAATGCGGTGGGCGAAGCAATGGGTATCTCATTGCCTGAACAAGAGGCCGCGCAGCGCGAGGCAGCAACGGCACGAGACGCGGCTTACGAAAAGCTCAAGGGCGGTAATACTGATGCCCGCCAAGACGTACTGGATAACCTAGTCAAAGGCATCACTGCTGCTCGTGGCAAGTTGCGCCCAGAGACAATTACTCAAATTGAAACCCAAGCCAACGCGCTGATGGATCGCGGCCTAAAAGGCGCTGCGGATATCACACCTGCTTTTGAAGCACTGTCAGCTCGCTGGCGTGCAGGCACGCAAACCGGCACATACGGGGCAGCGCAAGGTGTTCCTACCACCACAACCCAAGACATGCTGCTCAAGCAGATGGACACCGCTTTTGGCCAGCGCGAGCGCTACGACCCGCAAACCTTGTCGATACTGGATCAGCTTGCACAGAACTTTGGCGCTGTCTCTGCCAACGAGGACCGCCGTAACATGGTGGGCGAGTGGCTTAACCGTGTCTCCACAACTGGGCGCTCAAGCCCTGAGATGACCCGCGATGTGCAGAACGAGATGGCTACACTTGAGCGTGCCAAGATTTCGGAAACTGAGACTCCCACCCGTGAGACAGCGTTTGGTACCGCTACCAAACCAACACGTACCGCCGTTCAGCAAGAGCTGGGCGCTGAGTTCATGCCCGAGCAGATTGCCCCCCAAGCTGCTACACGGATCGTCAACGGCAAAGTGCAGTACGTGGCTCCCGAAGATCGCGGCCCCTTGCAAGGCAGCGCCGCCGAGCGCTACGCTCCAACGCAGAAAGGTACGGTCTTTGAGTCATTTGAAGAGCTGGACAAGTACCTAGCCAGTGACTACTTGAAAGAAGCGCGGGAGAACCAAGGGCTGGCCCGTGAGACAGTAGCGCGTTTGAGCAGGCAAGTAACTGAGTACGAGACCAAGATCACAGAAATGCAAAAGCAGCTTGATGCGTTGCAAGAGCGCAAGACTGCCCTGAAAGAACTACAAGCGTCCGAGCGCCGCGCTGCCAGCGACATTATTGCGGACGTTGAGGTGCAGTTGACTGACTTGATCCAGCAACTGCAAGATGATCTTAGCCCCATCCAGTTCTCGTTGGAGCAAGCCGAGACTAACTTGGCAGCGGCTGAAGCGCGTTCTGAAGAGACCAGCCGCTTGATTGCCAACAACGCTGCGCAGTTTACTCAGATGGATGACAGAGTTGTTTTGGCTGCGCAAGCTACTGCAGACGCCAAGGCCGAGTTGCGCAAGGCGCGGAACAAGCTGGGCAGTCTTGACGAGAAGCGCCCCCTCATCGAAGCCGCGCAGCGCAAAGTCATTGAGGCGTTGCAGCGCCAGCGCAACCCGCTGCTGCACGAGTCACAGCAAAAACTGCAAGATTTGCAAGCTAAGCTGGAGAAAGCTCGTGAGCTGCAGCCCCGCACAGCCGCCCGGTTGGAGCAAGAGATTGCTAATCTTGAAGACAAAATGGATGTGCAGCGGGACAACCCGTATGTGCCATCCTCGGCTATGGTGACGTTTCTGAACAACGACATGCAGTTGTATATGGATGCGCGGGAAGACCATGCAAAGGTCGGTGCAGCCAAGCGCGCCGTAATCCATTTCCAAAAGAAGCTGGACAAGGCCAAGGCAGACTTAGACATCACCAAGTCCACAAACCCTAAAGTTAAGGCGCTGCAAGAACAAGTCGGCACAGCTAAGACATTGGCGTTCGATTCGTTGCGAAACATCAACAAAGACATAGACAGCATTGACGAAGAAATTCGCCGCGCTGAGAATGCTAAGACTGAACAAGAGCGCAACGTCCAGCACATTGAAGACGATATTCTTGCAACTGCAGAGTCCCGCAGTTTTGCGGCTCAGATGGCCAGTATTCCAACTGAGCCAATGTCTGCGGCGGAGCGTGATCGGATAGTTCAGCAAGACCGCAAGCGTTTAGAAGAGTCTCAAGAAAGCACCGCACGACTTGAAGCCCTTCCCGGTCAGCGCATTGACTTTTCCAAGCGCCAAGAATTGCTGGAGCTGGCAAGCATATCCAATGAAGACCTGAACAACCTTGATAGTTTCATCGAAGAGATGGAAACAGGGGTTGAAGAAATGCAAGTGCGCGTGGAGCTGGCACAAATTAAGCTGGATGAAACGCAAGACCAAGCCAAATCGTACCGTGGCCCCCGCAAGAATCTGGCAGAAGCCAAGCCCGTGTTTGCGCAGATCGAGCAGCTACAGAAACAAATTGAGGCAGGACAAGAGCGCATTGACACACTGCGCAAGTCCATTGAAGACTTTCAAAAAGCCCGTGCCCGAAAAGAAGCCGCCATTGTGGCAGCGCAACGCGTTACGTCCAGTGACCCTGAAGTTTATGCAGAAGTCACCAAAGTAATTACTGCCCGGTCAGACAGGCTTGAGCGTACGATTGCCAAGAAGCAAGACAACATTGTCAAAAAAGGGCAAGAGATTACTGCGCTGGCGCGAGACATCAAAGCCAAAGACTTGGCAGGCAAGACATCGCCTGAACAACTGGCCAAGATGCGTGCACGGTTGAAGACTTTGCGTGACTCCCAAGCCGATCGGGCCAAAGGCTACAAAGGGTTTTTAAAAGAACGCGCAGTCTTGCAAGCGCAGCGGTCCAACCGCTTGGGTATTACCCGCACCGATGTGCTGACAGGCCAAAAGGTTTCGGGAGAACGTGGCAAGCAAGCCAGCGTCACTGAACAAGAGCAGTTTGATGCTGAAATTGATCGCGTGCAAGAACTTGGACAAGCTACCGATCGCATGGCGGTACTGGACAAAGCGCTGGCTGCTATGCAGAAAGCTGCTGCACCCAAGACAGAAGCCAAGCAAGCTGAGCGGGCAGAGAAAATTGCCAAGTTGCAAGCCGACATCAACGCACAACAAGCGCTGATTGACTCCTTGCAGCCCAAACAAACAGGTAAGGTGTCTCAGGCTGCGCGTGAACAGTCCGCCGCACCCGGCAAGCTTCGCGCAGGTACTCCCGAGTCAAAGGAGAACGCAGGCATTACGCGTCAGCCAATTGTTGAGAAACGTGAGCTTGCGCCTCCTCCATCTGAGAAAGCTGTTGCCGAAGCCAACGCGTTTGTGGCCCGTGTTAACGCTGCCAAGACACCCAAAGAACTGGACGCTGAGTTTGCTGCTAAGAGCATTGAAGCGCAGAACCAGATTCTTGAAGCGATGGACAGCAACATTGAGCGCCTGACTGTGTTGACAAGAAATATTGCCAACGAGCTGTATGACTTAAACTTGATTCCAAAGAACGAGCTTAAACCATTCCATGCAAACAACCGAGACAAACTGCGCAACGATTTAAAAAGCGCAGAGCGCGTCCTTGACCAAACATTGTTGGCCAAAGAGCGTTACCTTGCGGAACAGGAAAAAGCAGAAGTTGCTGAGACAGGTGACGAAGGCGTGGGTCTGCCAAGTGGGTACACCTCGTTCACCGGCAAAGACATTATTGGAAACGAAGATACGGGTTTCTTTAATTCTCCCGCATACACGCAAGGCGGCACAAAATTAAAAGGGCCTGTACTTCCTGTAACAGATGAAGTGCAAGCTAGAGATGCGCGTGTGCAACGAGTGTTTAATGTTCAAGCAGATTACACCAGCCCTTACCACGGAAAAACTTACGCAGAAGCTGCGGCACTTGCCGCTAAAAATGCCACCGATCCTTTGATTAAAGAGGCGTTTCAGGTGTTGGCGGATTCATTGGCTACGCAACCCGTACATGATATGCACGGACGGGTGTTTATTACAGACAAAGCAGGGTTTAACAAAGAACAAGACTTTGATCGGGTTACGGGGCTGTTCGACACTAACATGAACCTTGTGATTGCTCCCAGCGAAAGTTTGTCTGCTGATGCGGAAATTGTGCTACTGCATGAACTTTCTCATGCCGCTACGTTTGCAGGGCTTCAAACTGATAGTTATCTTAAAGGGCGCGTCACATCGTTGCGCAATCGTGTTGATGCTTGGTTGAAGACCCCGGAAGGCAAAGCGTACTACGAAGCAAACAAAACCGAAATTAGTCGCGGCACGGGGGAAGGGTTTGCGGCTTACGGACTTACAGACAACTTTGAGTTTTTGGCCGAAGTGTATAGCAACAAAGCTTTTCAAAACATGTTGCGCCAAATCCCTTCCGATACCCCCCGCAAGTCTGTATGGCAGCGATTGGTAGACGCATTTGCTGAGTTTTTTAATTTTTCGTCCGATGCTCAAAAATCTTTGTTGGAAGATGCTTTGGAAGTTACCGATCGCGTCATGGCTAAAACAGAGCAGTTGATGCAAGACAAAGCGGCAGCGCGTGCTGGGTTGGCAAGGCCCTTGGCAGCTCCTAGGTACGCCAACACAACACTGGCAAAAGCAGGCGCAGTAGCCAACAAAACTATCGCTACGCAGCGCGGGATCATGGCGACCATCAAGGAAGAAGGCGCGGGCCTAAAACTGATGACAAACTTTGTCGATCGCTTTGCGCCACTGGAAAAACTCTCCAAGTACATGGACTCCTTGAAAGGTCTGCAAATGATGTACTACACCCGCATGTACGATCAGCGCATGAATTTTGTGGCGCAGTCTGTGGGTAACGGTGCGTTGCAGGTGACCGAGAAGAAGCGTGCTGATGGCCGCACTGAGCGCATTGTTGAAAGCGTTGGCGGAGCCAGCTTGAAGGGCGTAGTCAACGTCTTGAAGAAAGGCAACGATCTGGTCGGAAGCCCAGAAGGCAACAGCCGCTTGTTTTCCATGTACTTGCTCGCTAAACGTGCTGAACGTGTGGGTCTGGCTGTGCTGAACTACGGCGGCAAGGTAACCGAAGCTGACTTGAAGGATGTGCGCGATGCTGTGGCCAACACCCCGGGCCTCAAGGCTATCTACGACCAAGCCCAACGCGAGTACAACATGTACAACCGCGACATGCTCCAGTTTGCTGTGGAGTCGGGAGCCATCTCTGCTGCAACACGCGAGAAGCTGATTCAGTCCGGCGACTACGTGCCTTACTACCGTGAGCGCAACGGCGGCGTTGATATGATGCTGGGTAGCCAGTCGATTGCCCGTATCGGCAACACCAAGGACCAGCCGTACTTGAAAGAGCTGACAGGCGGCGATGAGCCGATCCTTGACTTTATGACCAGTGCGGTGCAAAACACCAACATGCTGACCGACATGGCGCTGCGTAACTTGGCGACTAAGAACGCTGTGTTTGAGCTGCAAGAGATCGGCATGGCCACTATCGGCAAAGGGGACGGCGCTTCCGGCCCGAACGTGGTGCGGTTCAAAGATAAGGGCGAAGACAAGTTCGCTATGGTGCACACTGAGGATGTCGTCGTTGGCGGCAAGCGGTTCCCCACAGGCATCCCCGCTGATCTGGTGGTCAAGGGCATGGCAGGTATTCCGACACAGAACACCATTCTGACTAAGATGCTTGGCGGACCAGCACGGGCGTTGCGTAAAGCCGTGGTGCTCAACCCTCTGTATGCGGCCAAGCAGTTGTTCCGTGACTCGCTGGCTGCACCTTTGCTGTCGGGCGCTGACTTTGCACCTGTCTTTGGTGCTCTCAAGGAGATTGGTACTGTTGCAGGCAAGACACTTGAGCAGCGCGGTATTACTGGTGGGCAAGTGTTCACCGGCACGCAAGAGGATTTGGCAATGGTGCTGCGCGATATGGCGGCAAACAAGTCCGGTTGGGCGCAGGGCTTGGCTAAGCTGGAGTCCATGTCGATGGAAGCCGATGCGCTGACTCGCCGTGCACAGTACAACAGCTACATCAAGCAAGGCTTGTCCGAGATGGAGGCGACATACATGGCGCTGGAGTCCATGAACTTTGCCAAGCGTGGTGTGTCTCCAGCTATCCATACGCTGTCCACGATCATCCCGTTCTTTAACGCACAGATTCAGTCCATGAACGTGCTGTTCAAGGCTTTCTCAGGCAACATGCCGTTCAACGAAAAGCTCAAGATTCGGGAGAAGCTCTACCAGCGCGGCATGATGATCGCTGCCATGACCATGACGTACGCTGCCTTGATGCAAGACGACGAGGGCTACCAGAACGCTACGCCAGAACAGAAGTACGGCAACTGGTTCATCCATGTGCCGGGTGTCGAGGAAGCTGTGCGCATACCAATCCCGTTTGAAATTGGTTACATCTTCAAGGCTTTGCCTGAAGCAATCGTCAACATGATGATGAACCAAGACGGCGGTGAGGAAGCAGCCAAAGCGTTTAAACAAATCGCTCTGCAAATCATTCCCGGCGGTTCGTCCTACGGTATGCCACAGGCCATCAAGCCGCTATTGGAAGCAGGACTTGGCAAATCGTTCTACACAGGGCGGGACTTGGAGTCAGCGCACGAGCAGACCTTGGAGCCGGGCCAGCGCTTCCGTGATACTACGACCGATCTGGCTAAGATTGTGGGCAAAGCCATTAACGTGTCCCCCATCAAGATCGACTCGTTGATTCAAGGGTACTTCAGCTCGACAGGCTTGGCGTTGGTGGACTCGCTCAGCTTTGCCATTCCTACCGAGGCTGGCCCCCAAGGGGCAACCAAGCGTTTGTCAGAGATGCGTCTGGTCGGCGGTTTGTTCCAACCCAAGGATGCAAGCGGCATCATCAACGCTACATACGACAGGCTGCAAGAGGCTGCGCAGGTCAAGGCCACGTACCAAGACATGCTTGCCAAAGGACGGACCAACGAGGCGCAGCGCTATCTGCAAGAGAACTTAAACGCCTACGCCGAGTCGGGTCTGCAAACTAGCTTCAAGAGCTATATGCAGGGCATGATGAAGAGCGAGAACGCCATCAAGGCTTCGGACTTGCCACCGGATGAGAAGCGCCGGATTCTGGACGAGTACAAGCACCAGAAGATTGAGTTTGCAAAGTCCGTACGGGAGCAGTCCGATAGAACCAGACTCCAATGACGCCAGTATAGAGACCGGGCACGGCCCGGGCATCCAGTATCCGCTGTGATACCGCTTGTCTAAGCCCGGTCTCTTTGACCAGTTGTGTGTCGAGGCAGGGGACGAAGAACCCCTGCCCCCTTTCAGTCTTGCTCCACGGGAACCGGATTGATAATGCTTTCATCCACTTCCTCCACACGGCGGCGTATCTTCATAACCTGTACCCGCATCTGTGGGCCTTTGGTTTTCGCCATCATATCTTTCTTCATGTACTCCACCACGAACAAGTCCTCAAGCCCCCGCTTGAATGACGAGTACCCAAAACTCATCGAAGCGCAGTAAGCCTTGAGCAGTTGCTCCTCGATGTAGTAGTCGATGAACCCGTTGGTAAGCTCGTGCTCCACACGGCCCAAGACCTTGTTGCGCGTGATCGTTTGGTCGATCTGACTGCCGCTACCAAGCTCTGCCATCAGCCCACCAGAGCCGGGTTTGATAACCACGAAACTGCCGTAGTTGTCGCGGGTAAAGGAGTTGAGTACATCTTCTGCGGTACGGGCGCTGACCTTCATACTGACACGCATATTTTCCAAAGCCTTTTTAAAAGCAGCCAAGATTGGGCGCACAGGGATTTCGATAATGCCTGCGTCCTTGAGGATAACGATTGAAGCTACGACAGCGCCGATGCCTGCCATCCAGAAACGCTCATCGTTGGTAGCGTTGAACTCCTTGTACATCTTGCTCACGCAGGTGCGCACCAGCTCTGGAAAGGTAGCCACGTTGTTGGCTAGGTACTGCGCCATCACAAAGCCGCCGTGGCCATAGTTGTGCTGCAAAGACTTAACGATCTCAATCTCGTGCGGCTCCCATGACAACTCTTGGTCAAGGACAAACTCAATCAAGCGGCGCAGCTCACCCTCGGATGAGTGCTTACGCCCACCCGTCAGGTAGTCCACAACGTGCGTGTTCGATGACATCAAGCAGGTCGTCATCCATGTGGACAAGTTCAAGCGCTCTTTGTTGGAGCCGGACTCCATACGCTCCTTGCCCCGGCCTTCTGTCATGTCCAGTAGGAACTCAGGAAGCCACTCAAAGTCGGTGCGGTTCTTGGATGTGATCTCGTCCGTGATAAGCGGGTGGCTGTTCAGTAAGCCAAGGCGCTGCTGCATGGCAACAGGGGATGTGCTTTTGCCTGTACGGTAGTGCGTGGGGTGGCCCCAGAACGATGCGGCTGCTTCCAGTGAGAGCGTCTTGCCTGTGCCTGACTCGGTGCTGGCGCAGTGATACGTCAAGCCATAGATACCTGTAAAGCGCATCAGCGGAGCTGAGATACCTGCCAGCATGATCGCCAAGTGGTTCCACATCTTGCGCTGAATGAGCATTTGTGGAAATGCTTTCCATGCCTCCATCGTTCCGCGTGGCTCGGTGTTGACGGTGATGTTCTCAAGCCCGGGCATGGGCACCTTGACGGGGGGTGCGTCCTTACTGAAGATGCGCCCTGCAAACACGTACGTATCATCGGACTGCCATCCGTAGCTGGCGGGGACTGTAACCGCTGGTTTGTTGGTACTGGACTCTTCCACGCAAGCACGTACATATTCAAACAGGTTCTTGTCATTGCCGGAACCAAATGCGGCCACGATGTTCTGACTTGCCAGCGCCTTGACGGTCTCGTCCTTGCTGACCACTGCCTTTTGCGGCATGGTGACGTTTACAGCGCCCCCCGGCTTGAGCGCCAGCATGTGCACCGTGTGCTCGTTGTTGCTGTTGAGGATGTCCACCACGAACAACTCGTAGGGCAGTAGCATGACTTGCTTCTTGGACTTGCCGCCTTCTTCGTCCTCGACCATGCGCTCCATGAAGATGCCGCCGTTCGTGCCGTACGCATAACCCCGGGGAGGTTGGGGGCGAAAAACCTTGACAAGTTCCTTGGGTGCGGCGTAGCCCTCGCTTTGCACCTCGACTTCAATCTCCTTCTCGCTGGTGTCCAAGTCGATTTCACGGCCAAGGATAAGCGGGTTGGTAACCTTGCCCCAGTTCGGGCAGCTCTGGCAGATACCGGGGTTCTCGCTGTCCATCTTGGCGCATGCGTACGGGCCTTTGATGTCGCGCAGCTTTTGGTTCATGCGGTCGCCGTCATACGGGTGCATCTTGCTCAGCCAGATGGATGCCTTCTCCCCATCCGCGCACACCTTTGTCCATGACAGCAGGCCGCGCCATATCGGCTCCATGCCCTCGTCTTGTGCGTTCTCTGTGTAGTTCTTCAGTTGGGCGCAACCTGTACCCGCCTTGGTGGCCATCCAGATTTTCTTGAACGCTGTCGTGCTGTTCTCAAACAACTTGACAGTCGAGGCGTTGGGCGCTGTCGTCGGCCTTACTCCGGGCAGCTCCAGCTTGGATACAGTTTCGGCAGGCTCATATATTGAGCCTGTCAGCTTGTCCCGCATCAGAGTAGCAAACGCATCGAAGTCGAACGTGTCGCCCTCACTCAGTATGCGCACGGCACGCGGCGTTGGGTACTTCTTCTTGAAGTTGGTTGTACCCGGCACACGCAGGACTCGCGCGGCATCGGCTGTCACGGTCATGTCGATCGCCATCTCCTCTTGCTTGCACAGGCGTTTGAAGTTCTCCGCCACGGGCTTCCATGTCTCTACTGCCACAGCCTCAGTCAAGGGCCAGTAACAATGCAGACCGCCACCAGAAGCAACGATCCAAGGTGTGCCTAGCGCACTAAGACCTGTCTTTTCCATGAACGAACTGAGCGCTTGCGCGGCATCCTTTTTGGATGCGTAGCCGTCCATATCAATGAACATGGACTTGACGTATTGCGCGTTGGCAGCAGTGCGGTTGTTCTCCACGCCAAAGGTAGAGAGCGCAAAATAAACATCATTCTTCTTGGCAAGCCAGCGTGCAACTGGTGCCTGTGTCTCTTCGAGTGTGTCCACAAACACATGCTCTTTTTTCGCTGTGAACTCTGCCACACAGTATCTCCCATATTGCGGAGACGGCAGAACAGCCGCTAAGAAATCAAGCGGTTCCATTACGATCCTTGGGTTTAGTTTTGCAGGAACAGGTCGCGTTGTTTGGGGTCGTGCGCAGGGTGTTCGTGTTCAGGGGCCAGCACGGTGATGCGGCGCAGCAGCTCAAGCTGCCAGTCTTTTGGTAAGCCGTCTTCGTCTGCAATGAAGTCCGCGCAGAAGCGGATCAGTTCCTGTGTGCTCAAGGTTCGAGGTTGTATTCTTGACATAGCGTGCTCCATGCATGTGTTTTATTTTTGGAATGCTGCAAGATGCGCAGCATGTTCTCGACGCGTAATTGGTAGGCGACAAAGACTTCAGTGCCAGTGAACCAGTTGTATACGGTCTGCCGTGATACGCCCAGTGCTTTAGCCAGCTTTGCCGCAGGTAAATCGTAGTGGATAGCCCACCGCCCAAGCTGGTTGCCCAGAGACTTGGGGGTGTTCATCACATCGTCAATAACTTTTTGTGAGTAGGCCATAGGAAGAGGGGCCGAAGCCCCTTGTTAATTACTCGTCGTCCCAATCGGACACGATGTCAGCCAGCTTGGATTTCTTTGCTGGTACGGCGGTGGGCTTGGCAGCAGCAGCCTTGCGCACTTCTGGCTCTTCGGCTTCTTCCTCAACGACTGGCTCAGTCTTGGCCTTGGACTTCTTGCTTGGGGTGGTGGCGGTGGCCAACACTTCGGCTTCTTCTTCGTCCTCAACGGCAGGCTTGGGCGCAGGGCGCTTGCCTTCAATAGCCAAAGGAGCCGGGGCAGCAACGCCGTCCATTGCCGCAGGGGTAGCCGATACTGCCTTGGCGGCATCGTCCGAGGTGGACTGCTCTTGCGCTGCGGTGTACTCGTCATCAGTCAACCAGCGTGCTGCTTCAAACACCAGCTTGGGCGACTCGGCCTTGGTGTCGAATTTCATGCGGGTCACGATGGTGTCGAGGTTGACCGGGGGGGTCTGCGCGGCCATATAACGAGCGTACGCTTGCAGTGGGCGCTTGCCACCTTCTTCCTTGCCGAAGATGGACGTAGCTGGCAGGGTGACCTGCAACACATCGCCTTCAGGGTTATTAGCCAAGACCACAGCAAGGCGCTGTTGGTAGCGGCAAGCACGGCTGTTGCCTGTACCCGAGCCAGCGATGTTCTGTGGGCACTGAGCGCAGCTTGATGCTTGCTTGTCCTTCACGCCAACGTCAGGCTTCTCGCCATCAGCCGATGTGCAGTTAGGGGCGGCAGCGGCAGCGTCCTTGTCGTAGGAGCCAGCGTAGAAAATACGGCTGACCTTGGGCGCGGCCTTGACGATGATGACATCCAAGAAGCGCTCATCAATGGCTGCGACTTCTTTGCCAGCAGACATCAAGCGGAACACGCCACCTTTGATGGATACGCGCTTGATACCGGATGGGCCAGCGCCGCCAGTCAAGGCCAAGGTAGTTGCGGACAGCTCAGCATTGCGTGCAAAAGCTGGGACTTGGGAGGGGTTGAAAATAGATACGTTGCTCATGATTTTCTTAAGATGGTTTACGGACAGAGATGTCGTACTCGGACGACGAGTTGAGACCCGGAGGCATGCTGCCGGGGTTTTCTTCCAAGAACTGCGCCATGTTGGTCTGTGCGATACGCTTCTCCAGCAGCTCAAGAGCTTCATTGGCCAGCACGAATTTTTTGAACTCATCCCAGTCTTGTGTGGAGTAACGCGTCTTCACAGACAACACAACCGTGCCCTCTGGAGTTCGTACAGACGTGACGCCCAGCGCCTTCATCTGGTCTTTCATTGCGTTCTTGATCTCGTCTTGCTGCGCCTTGAGCGTCTCCACTTGCGTGTCGTACTCTTGGGTCAGCTCAGCGATCTTGCCACGCAGCTTGCGGTAAATTTTTGCCAGTTTATCCAGCGGTACTAACTCTTCACTCATTTGCTTCTCCTGTTATTGATGTCTAAGGTTGGACAGTGTACACGGGTTTTTTGGGCTTTGTAAACTCCTTTTTAAGATTTAATTTCAGTGTCGAACATTTGGGTAAGCAGGTGGTTATCACTAACTTTCCCGGCCAAGGCGGTGAACATCCGCTTCTCGATGGGGCTACCCTCGATGTGGATGACCGTCACCTTATCTGCTGTCTGCCCCTTGCGGTCAGCCCGTGCGCAGCACTGGATGTACTGCTCCACACTCATCAACGGCCCATAGAACACCACCGTATCGGCAGCAGTCAGCGTGATGCCGTGAGCAGAAGCCGCAGGCTGCATGACCAGCACCCGAGGGTTGGCATCGTTTTGGAACCTGTTGATCGTTTGCCCCCGCTTGCTTGGAGAGATGTCGCCGTGGATACACTCGTTGACAATCCCTTTCTTGGTCAGATATTGACTGATCGTGTCGATGGTGCTACGAAACAGCGCAAAGATAATGACCTTGCGGTCTGTCTCATCCAGTATTTCTTCGAGCACCGCCAAGCGAGGCGCGGAGTCAAATGTCACAACCTCGTGGTCGTCTGTGTACGCTGCGCCGCAACTGATCTGCAGGAGCTTGCTCAAGCCAGCAGCGGCATTGACCGCCGTGATGGTCTCTCCGGCAGCTTGCACAATCATCCGGTCTTTGAGCAACTCGTAGTACTTCTTTTGCTGTGGGGTCAGCGGCACTTGGCGAGTCACGGTCAGCACGGGCGGCAGGTCAAGGCATTGGTCTTTGGTGAACCGGATCGCTGGCTGCAAGGCTTCGTGTACTCTGTCCTTGGCATCAATCTTTGCGGCCCACTTGAACATCGTCACCTTGTTCATTACTTGATCGCGCCATGCTGTAAAGAACTTGGGCACACCATCGGGGTTGACCAGCTTAGCCAGCCCATACGCATCCACAGGGGACTGTGAGGCCGGGGTGCCCGTCATCATCCACAGGTAGGTGTTGGGTGTCAGGATCGAGTTGAGCGCCTTCCAGCGTTTGGTGGTGGGCGTCTTGTAGGCGTTGCAATTGTGGACTAGCCAGTGATCCCCAACAAAGTAATTAGGTGTTCCTTCAACTTCAAGGTTGTAAACAGCTTCTCCGTCTGAGCATTCGATATACGCAACACTTGCCACCCAAGCATCCCCAGTTTGGATTCCTTCTTGCGGTCTTGTTGCTGGCGCGTCAATGCCGTATGACTGCGCCCGTCCACTTCCAGACCTATCTTGAGGTGCGGCCATGCGAAGTCTAGTTTGTAGTTCGTAGGAAAGCCTCGCTGCCTCTTGCCCAACGCTACCGGGTAGTTCCATACCCAACCCACAGGTAAGCCCTCGGAAATCAATTGTTCCATTGGGGTCATCCCCGTACCGTTGCCGCCCCGCACCTTGGGTTTGTGACCCATCGCCTTTGCTGCCGCTGACAACTTCGCTCGGTGCTCCGCTGTTTTTGGTGCCAACGATTTGCCCCGTTGCTCTGGCGGCATGTTGCAGAAGTAACTTTTGTTGGGGTTCGCTAAGTGCCACCTCTTCCGTGCGCAAGATTTCGAGCAGGTCAGCCCAAGGGGTTGGTTGTTCGCCATACCCCAGAGCACCCGGGAACGCTCGCGGGGAAATTCCTGCCCGCAAGCAAGACAACTCAGCACCAGATATGAGCCTTCGTCCCGCAAGATTTTTGGCACAGACCCACCCTGCATCGGTAAAGAAAGGGTGCTCCGGGGTACATCTAATTGTTTTTCCATTTCCAAGTTTGACCTCTACAAGTTGGTGAGTTGTATTGCGTACAAGTTTGTTTATACGCATTACTCCGTCAGATGTCAACACCTTGTCACCTGCTTCGAGTTGCTCAATAGGGCGTCTTCCCAAAGGCGTCGCCACCAGTGTGCCCGCCACGAAGCACTCATCCACGATCACCAGATCAAACCGACCATCAGCCTTGACTTCTTCTGCGATGAGGTTAAGCCCCTCGTAGTTGGTGATGACGATCTCGTAGTCGTGCTGAATCATCTCGATGCGCCGAGCAGCTTGCGGATGGTGGGCGATGACGGCAGACCTGTGGATGATGCTGCTGTTGATGTCTCCCATCCATGCGCTGTGCATGATTGACAGTGGGCACAGGACCAGAACACGCCTGACCTTGCCGAGCTTCATCAAGTAGTCCGCTGCCCATAAAGCGGCAAGTGTCTTGCCTGTGCCCGGCTCGCTGAACACAAATGCTCTGCGGTACATGGTAAGGAACGCACCTGTCTCAACCTGATGCGCCATAGGTATGTACCTGCCCGGCCAGTTGTAGCGCCGTGTGATTGGCGAGGGGACGTTCTTCACCCCCA